TTAAAAGATTCTGAATCTTGTGAGACTGAACATCTTTTTACGGCACCAAATTTGGCCGGCATTCGGTATACCATACTAGTATAGTCTTGTTGGGTTACAGCCCGATTTTGGGACGCATATGCTGAATGTGCCCTTAGTTTAATTTCTGTTGAAGTAGGAAGTGAAACGCTTCCATTAATACCAGCTTCATTAGTAACTTGCAGACTATTTCTGACCTGATTCATAGTTGTGCTATTTAAGGTCTCCTCGTTAGTAAACCGCAATTCTGCTTGCGAGATTCGGTTAATTGCGCCGGCTGCGGCGTTAACAGATGCGTTAGTATTAACTCTATAAATTACAGTTAATATTGTATTGGAAGGGCAGATACCCAATTCATCAGTTTCATTTAAAATAGATGGATCAAATGATTGATCTGTTGTATAATCTTTTCCGTGTAGTTTTAATACTACTTCACTAGGTTCTATTAACCGAACCGGGGTTTCTTCGGATCCGAAGCCGAATTGAAGATTCACTCCTAGAGGATCTTGATCAGCTATAAATCTTCTATTTACATTAATTGTTTTTAAAATATTAGGTACCGTTTCTTTATTGACGTCGGTATTGATCAATGATGTATGAATTAAATTTTGAGAAAGATAATCCACTTCATAATATCGTTTACCTTTTCCGTCAGTCACCGAAACTATTTCAGTAATATTACGGCCGGCTATTCGTGCACTTCGAAAAGGTTGATATTCCCCTACCGATATCCGCTTGACCATTAAATCTCCCGACACTATTTGGCCGGCCACCTTAATAGCATATTTAACTGGGGCACCAGTGTTTGCATTAACATCTGCAACCACAATTTCATTAGTAGATTTTGAAAAATCAATATCCTCAATCAAAGTATAAAGGGAACCATTGGCAGCTCTAAATTTTGAGCCGGTCTTTATTACTGGCATATAGTCAGTATCTGGTGCGACGGTTGCGGCGGTCGCGGGGACAAGGATATACATTTGTACCACTCCGAATGCCGACTGTATCGGTTGATATTTGTAGCCTAAAAATTTACTTAACTTAAGTACATTATTATATTCCAGTGCTGTTGATAAAAATGACTCATTTGTTTGATAATCTAAATAGAAAGAAAGAATATCCCCCACATAAGCGACAGTATCTAACATTAAAGAGCCAAAAGAGGGTTCACTAAAATCTTTGTATGTATCAGGGTAATAGCGGCGGGCATATTCTAACAGGTCGTTTTTAATTGAATTAAAATCTCTACTTGTATAGTTTATTGAAGGAGTTCTTGGTGCCATCTATATTTTTCCTCTCTTATTAAATAGTGGTTTGAGATATTTGAATAAAATCTTGTATTTTTAGAGATGGGGCTGCATATGCTATCATAAGACCCACGGTGTGTTCGTCTCCTAAATATGCTATTTTTATATCAATTATGTTTAAATAAGACATATATTTTTTGACTTGATCTCTAATTCTTCTCTCTATTCCAGGTAATTGTGTATTCTCAAATAAATAATTTCGTACACCCACTCCAAAATTTGGATCCATAATGCGCTCGCCGGGTGCGGTTAGTACCAACATTTTTAAATTTTGTGTCACCACTTCTTTCATAGTTCTATTGAGTCTATAAAACTTATCAATAGGGGAAATCATTAACGGTAATTTTGGTGAGAGACCAGCCATGCAAAAATTTTCCTATATTTACTTAATAAATAGTTATTTAACGGTTTATGATAGATAAAAATTTATAGCAGCGATTATAACATCGTATGTTAGGAGTTAGGGGCGAAAAGTGGATAGTCACCGAGGGGGTCATGCGTTGAACTATTGATCGAGTTCCGCGTGGCAAGGAGGATGGCAGAGGCGTTTTTATTAAGAAAGCTTAACCTTTGGTACGTGGAAAGCGAAGCCCAATATTCATTAATAATTTCGCCGGCTTTGAAGGCGGTTTCATCACCCGCCTGCGGCGCGCCGTAGTTGCCGGCTTTTTGGATATTTCCTGCCGTGAGCATGAAAGATACGACATCATCGGCGGGATTTTTTAGATTCAATAAAGGAAGTTCGCCAAGAGTGGCGGCCTGGTACATAATTACCTGAATAATTGCTTTGCCTAAGTGTACAGTTCGATAGCCTAGACCATGTTTCAAATTATTCCATGGGTATAAGAGAGTTTGATTGTGTTGCGTACCGGGTTCGCCGTAGAGTGGGCTATATTCATCCACTGATGAGACTACGTGGCCGAATATCATCATTTCCAGGCCCGCGAAGGGGGCATGCGGGATGGTGTTCGTATTACTGTATGGCAACAGGCCGCTGTCCGGGTCGGGATTTGATTCAATATCATCTTTAATATAACCAGGAAGTTCATCATAGTTAAATGGTGTAGGTAATCCGTTCGGGGTACCGTCGTGTGTTGAATCCTGGGGATCAAAGTAGCCTACGTACAGCGGGATCCAGGCGAAGGGCTCGTCGTTTGCCATGGCAATGATCCAGTTGCCTATCGCGGAGGCAGCGGAGGCAGACTCCTCGCCGTCGACCAATTCTACCGGTGTGGCGCCGGTCCCGGGGTCAGTCTGTACCGGTGGTGGTAGCGCAGGTACGTAAGTTGCTGCATTAACCGGATTACCGTCTGGGTCAATACATAGGTTTATAATTAGAGGAGGATCAGAGTTATCTTCACCTATCATCCCTTTTATATTATCAACCTCATTCAGCAGTTTTGCAGTTACTCCAAGTGGAGTTACGGGGCCCGGGGCGAACCATGGAGTTTGCCAGCCCGGGTCGGTCACTGTGGCAGCGGCGCCGACTCCCATTGTTATGACTTCCATAAGAAGATTTCCGAAAAAAGAAGAATCAAAATTTAATCCTGGGTCCGGATCGTCCAATCTCGCTTCCATGTCTCTCTCTAATTTATAAACTTTATTTATGGCGTTGTATTGTGCCTCTAACGCTTCTGTGGCGTTCGCGATGGTACCATTCAGCAGAGAATCAAGTTGTGGATAGGACTTTTCCATTAGTACTCGTGAAAAATAAGAACTGACTGTAAGAAGTTCTTTAATGGGAAGTACGTGGGCGCCGAACAATTGTGAATCACTAAATTCTTGAGCTATTTGTTTAACTGAATTTTTTCTATAATTATCTAATATTGAGCCAGGAATGGCTGAGTCCATAAGAATCCACTCGGTACCCCAACCAGGAGGAGGAATTGGGCCGGCCATGTTTTGGCCCATGTAGTTGGTGGCCCAATCATAGAAAATTTGTGCAATAGATTCTTCTTTCCCCTCGTACATAACTTGTTTATTAGATCCAATAATGTTGCCTACGTCGCCTTCTTGTTCGACCCAGGCATTCCAAGCGGCCCATTGTTCGGAAGTAGAGAGGTCGTTCCAGATCAAAAGTTGGTCATCGGGGGATCCGAGAACTTCACCCAATTTCGTAAATACTTGTCTGATTGTGCTTAAGGGCATGCCTATATCAACTTTTGTATCAAATAACGTCATGTTCAAAGACAAATCACCAGTACTAGAATATTGGCCCAGTTCGGTCTGTGTTAAGGATTTATCTTTTAAAGCAGCGCATATTCCAGCATATCCCTCTTGCGTCTGTGGATAATTGGTAGTATTAAGCTTAAGCTTGTTTTGGAGAGATGCGAATTTTTCTTTGTCTGCATCAGATTCTGATTGTCCGATTTTCAAAACCAACCGGAGGCCATATTTAATAGAGTCAAACCACGTGGTGGCCGGCGAATCAAGAATGGTGTCGCGAAGTTTGACATAGAGCGGTGCTTCCTCCGTCATATATCCGATGGAGGGCGGGATGTTCTGCGCCCGGGCCAGAGCCTGGACGTAATAGGCTGCATTAGACAAAGAAGTCTTCCCCTTCCACATAAATTTATTTGTATTTTCCGGTGACAGAGTTAGCCCAGGATCCCAGATAGGAGATGGAAACAATGATATTTCCTCACCAGTCACCTCATCAAAACCAGGCTTGTCGTCGCCCGGGCGGATTAAAAATGCAAATCTTGGATTTGCTAACATCGCAATCTCATTGTCGTTTAAGCCATTAGCTTCTAAAAAGTCTTTTATTTCCGTAGGTATTCCGCCCTGCAGGCCTGTATTAGCCGCGGTGGTCAAGGCAGGATTCTTGTCAACAGAAAAGCGAGAATCAATTTCAATATACTCTTCTAAAAATAGGCCAGGGGCGACTTCATTGTCGACAACGAAGATGTATTCGTTTAAATCGTCATTGCTGACAAGGACAGGACGCGGAGGACTATAGATAATGCTTGGTGAATTAGAGCCGGCGGTGGAACTCAAAATATATTTCAGCATGTGGCCAATAAAATCAGGATTAAGAGAATCCTCCCCTAAGTTCACAAAATCAAAAAACTGATCACCTTCTTCTCCTTTAGTTTCATCAATATTATGAATTTTTTTCTCCATTACATCGGCTACTTGAACAGTTGCCTCTCGTATTAAACATTGAACAGCATGCAGTTCTGCATTTGGTCCATCTGCGAATGGAAGATCTTCGCCGGCCTTAATTCTAGCTCGTACTATCTTTAATGATTGAGACTTAAACTGTGGCAATAAATCAAGGGGACCGATAACACTTGCCATTTTTTTATAGATGCTATTAGTTATAAATTTCATATAAGCCTCAGATTTAAGAATATCATCTATCCTCATAAAAGAAAAAGCAAATATATTTTTTAGTAGTTCTTGTACTATAAATACCTTTATCAACATCTGGTACATTCCAAACATATTGGCCATCTCCATAGCATTTGGTGAGGCGTTTCTTTCTAATTGACATTGAAGAATATTTGCCACTTGATTGGTTTGTGCAATATTAGTCTCAATATCAAGAAAACTAACGGCTTCATGTTTATCATTGTCAGGTTCACATAAAGGGAGTCCCTTGTTAAAGCTTTGAAATTCTAATTTTGAAAATTTTTCTGTTAAAAAGAGATCATTATTTATAAGAGATGTCAACAGCGATTCAAACATATTTCCATAAGTGACACCATAAAAATAATTTAAATCCTCTATTATGTCTTCATTAGTAGAAGGGTAGTTTTGTGCAATTTTATCATAAACTAGTTGAGCAAATGCATTGTCTGCGATGAAGTTCTCGCCAAAATCACTAATTGTTTCGGATACTAGTAATTCATTTGTACTACTATCGGCAACAAATAATTTAATTTGGTTCGCCGGAATTACGGTTGGATATCCGTTTATAGTTATAGGGGTGTTTGTGGTATCTGAGAGATTTATTGCCATGGTAAATTTATAAGATCCTAAATTATAATATATTTTTATAAAATTCGGGTTGTTATCATCTGAACTAATGATCTCATGGCCAAGCGCATTCTCTATTGCTGCGCGCAATGAATTACCTACATATGTAGAGGAAGGAAGTTCGTCTCGCACACCAGCTATTAGTTCTTCTAATGCAGTGGGCGCGCCCTCTATACCGGGTACCAGATCCATGCCCGGGATGGTGCCACCGAGTTGTCCAATACCAAAAGCAGCTGCGGCGCCGGTTACACTACCTATTTGCATACGTATACTATCTACGCGGGCCCGGGTTTCATATATAATTGATTTGTAAACTCCCAATTCTCTATTAAGTTGTGCGTCGATC